GTAGGGGTCGAACCTACGATACACGCATTCAAAGTGCGCTGCCTTACCACTTGGCTACTTCCCAACATGTGTTTGGCTCTACCCTCGTATTCGGGCGACTTAGCTGCATTTCAAGTTGCAGTACCGTATTCCTATAGTCAACATACACCAAGTAGTAGCATATGTCAACCAAACTCTGTTTTCAATGAAGTAGTCCAAGGACTTGCACCTCAGCTTACTGGTTGCAGCCAGCCCAGAATGTGCTGCAACACATCTGGTAAAGGAAACTAACACTACCCCATTGAAAACAGAATCCTCTGTTTCCAGTCCATCATCGCATACGCTAGGACAAATTCTAAATTTTGAAAGAGCAAGGGAAGATTGATACAATCGCTTCGTTCCCTACATGTTCAACATACATCAAGTGTATCCGTATGTCAACCATTATTTTTGGTAGTGACGAAGAGAATTGAACTCTTTCTAGATCCTTATGAGAGATCCGTCCGAACCATTCGGCGTCACCATATAAAAAAGCCCTCCAAGACTGTGTGTCCGGAGGGCTTTGTAATAAGGTAATCGTTAACCTACTTTACATAAAGCCCTCGTGCGTCATAAACCATTCGCCGCACTGTGTCGGACGATATGAGCGTTTAATCATATTTGGTTTATGGAATAGCATTGTTACCTCTGTATGTTTCATATATCTATTTATACCATTTTTGTTTGGATGTCAACAACTATTTTGTTATTTGTTGAAACTTTTTAACATCCAACGAAGTTTTTCATGTGCTTCAATCTGACCTTGAATGAAGTTCTGGATGCCACGCTGATTTAGACTGTCACATAAAGCATCTGTCTTGTATAGTTCAGTAATAAGAGTATCATTATCTAAAGTCAATTTTTCCAACATCATCATAGGAGTTGGTATATTCAGTTCATCTTGAACCTTTGTCAATTCGGAAAAACGTTGTAATGATCCAGGAGCATATGCATCCAGTGTTCGAATCTTTTCTGCATATGCATCTACTGATTCAAAGACCTGTTCATATACTGTCTGTAGAAATGAATGATACTGAATAAAGTCAGGACCTGTTACATTCCAATGAAAGTTATGTGCTTTTAGATAGACTGAAAAGGCAGTTGCTTGTACTACTTTTAATTGTGCGATTAACGGTTCCATGATAATTCCTTATTATACTTTATATTCAACAACTTTGCCATTCAAAATAATTGAAACTTCTTCAGCTTTTTTCCTATCATCAAATAGTAAAGTTACTATATCTCTTTGTCTATATAAACCTTTTCCTAGAAATATTACTTGTGAAAGAATTTCATTATCTCGTTCAATAGCATATTTTGGCATAATAGACCTCCTGTTATGTACAAGAGTATTTATGGTGCTCCCAGTAGGACTCGAACCTACGATAAAGACGTTATGAGCGTCCGGCTTTGGCCGCTAAGCTATAGGAGCAAATTGGTAGAAGTGGGTGGATTCGAACCACCTCAAAGGCGCTAATCTGGCGCAAAGAGTTTATAAGTCTCCTCTGACTACCAAGTCTCACTTCCGTTATTTCATACTTTCAAGTTGTTTAATTCGGGCTTTTAACCAATCGGAAACCTTTAGTTCATCCTCTGATGAAAAGTTTACCATAATATTACTCAGTGCAATTTTTAAACCAGCAAGTTCTGCGTATTCTAGACTGGACATAGCGTTCTCCCGAATAAAAATATTGGTGCCCGTGGCCGGACTCGAACCGGCACTGTGCAGATTTTAAGTCTGCCGACTCTACCTATTGGCCTACACGGGCAGTATTTTGGTGCTTCCAGAGGGACTCGAACCCCCGACCTGAGAATTAGAAGTTCCCTGCTCTACTCCAGCTGAGCTACGGAAGCATTATATCTTATTTATAATAATCTATGGCATATGTTACGCCATCTTGTGTAAAAGTAATTGTGCTATAGGAATAAACTTTTGTCGATTGTGTATTGTAAGTTGTTTCTTCCCAGCACTTACGACCAGCTTTATCAGCACCAATTACACCACCAAGAACCGCTCCAGCCGCTGCGCCGTTATCATCACCAGTAATACCTTTACCAAGAAGACCACCGATGATCATTCCTTCAAGTGCGCCTTGACCTGCATTGCCTTCGCGACAATATGTTTGCGTAATCGGTGTATTCACGTCTTGCCATACATAATGGTCTTTAATGGTTGCACGAACTGTTTCAGCAGAAGCTGCAGTTGCTGTTAACAGCGCGATAACTATAAATGTTTTCATTTCTCAAATACCATTGCCCAAATAACCGTGACAATGAACACTAACAAAGCGATTGAAACGACCACAGAGATTGGCATCCACAGTGGCGAAAGAACCCACCACCACGACCAAGCAATGTAGCCTGTCAATTTAAGAGTAATGAATACAATGGCCAACAGACCAAAGAACCCAATACCACCAGTTCGGACTTCTGTTTTATCCTTAGACATTATTTAACCTTTCATGCCAAAATTGTTCAATTGCATCTTTCACAATCATGTGATGTGACTTATTTATATTGCAACAATATCACCCATCATTTCAAGTTCAAAATCCGAACTAACAAATTCTGGATTGATCCGAATAGTTTCATCTATAATAGTACTCAATACTGATTGACTAGGTTCGGCACTGCCGGCAATAATTGTAAGTGGTTGTCCAATTTGCATACCATCTTCAACTTCAACAAATTCCATTAATTAACTTCGACCCAATCACGTTGCATTTGTATGATCATTTCCATCTCAATTGCCTCACCAACTTCTTGATAGCCGTCAGCCATGGCAATGAGTTCTAACATAAGTTTACTTGCATTCCAATTTTCACCATCAGCATGGCGAACAAGGTTACGCAATTTTTTAGAAACTTCGTAGGCGGCATGAACATCCATTGTCAATTCCTTTTCACTTCCTCATAGACAACTTAACACAACTAGATGCATTTGTCAACAACTTTTTGTGCCCGTTTCCACATATCCCAGTTTTCTTCAACTTTATACCGACAAGTGGTGACCCATGTTTGTTGCATAGAACCCCATGTCTGAATGGCGAGATTTTTGCTACGGATGTTTTTGATCAAACGAAGTTTGGTATTGGTACCGATAGTGAGTTCTTCTAGAATGTTAAAGTCAAAATCAGATGTGAACATATCAAACCTCTTCTTCAGGATCCTGATCTGGTGTTTCAGCTAGCATCTTGTGCAGTTGAACAATCATAAAGTCTAGGTCAGGATTTTCCAGAATTTCCTGAATGGTCTCAGTCTTTGGAAAGTTTTGCATGTTATACCTCAACAAAAGGGTTTGGGATTTGTTTAAAGCCAAAACTATCAACAATAAAACATTGACCATGTTCGACAACAAAGAGATTGCCGACAGAAGAACTTGGAGCAAGACCATTCATAATATTGACCTTTTCTTCTGTTTCATCATTCCACAGATTGGTCAACTCAAACGCTTCTTCCAAATCATCAGTGGCAACTTCATATGAAGCGATGTAGAACTGGGCAAACTCAGGTTTCCAGTTTTTTGCGCCCATCATCATGGCATACTTAGCTTCTTTCTGAAGCTCTGGGCTAAACTCTTTGCAACGGTTCTGGTAGATGGTGATCATAGTCAACTCCTGTTGGTTACATTTACTTTATAAACCAAACAGAACCATATGTCAACAACTATTTTCCTATTTCGTCATATTTGTTGATAGCCTCATGGATGATTATCCACTTGATCCAGGATTCTTGACAGTGATCTTCCTCAAGGAAAAATATCTTGTCAATCAACCAGCAAATGTTGAATTTGCCTTCACGCTTACGATTGTATTGTGTGGCCGATAATGTTTGGTTATGTTTTCCTCCAAGAATGGAATTGAGTAGTATTGAAAATGATATGGCAACCCTATTGACATATGTGCTCATTATTATTTCTCACTTTTAAGATGCTTTACATGATTACGATGAATCTTACACCCTATAAAAGCGTTATAGTATTCATCAGGTTTAAGTAGTACTTCCCTAGTAAATTGTTCTTTGGCTTCATAATAACTCATCTCTGCGGTAGTTTTACAAAATCTAAGAATGATTCTAGTGAATCTTTCAACACCAAACTCTTGAACTAACAATTTAACTTCTTCACTAGAACCATAATACGTATTCCAATCTGATTCTTTAATAACGGTACGTTTACGTTTTTGTCCTTTTAAAGGAGCCAGTCGACGCTTTGAGATAAGTTTTTTCTTACCTATGTATTTCTTACCATTCAATGTATCAGTAATTTCATAAACAAAGCCAATATGACTATCATCTAAATCTTCTGAAGAGAATGGTTTCCCTTCATAAAACCACATTATTCATTATCCATGTCGTCTTCATAGTGTACCCAAAAGTCATCTTCTTCAGATTCGTCAAGTGATGTTCCACAGTGTGCACAAAAAAGCACTTCATTATCAGATTCAATATAAAATTCTGCTTCACATGATGGGCAAATAATTTCTTCTTTAGTGGTCATGGTTTATTCTCCAAAAAAATAAGCAGTAGAACTTATGTCCTACCGCTTATTTATCCTGACAAATTATGCAAATTTATAAGTATATGCAATTCTTTTTAAATCACCTATCACAATATTGGAAGAATCATCTCTACAATCTATCCAATTTTGTGGTACTGTGTGATGAAGATCTTCTGACCATAAAATTTGTTGAGTAAAAGGACATTTATCATAGTATGGCACAAAGTCTTCTGACCATCTAGGGTGACATTCTATCAGATTATTATCTATAGTTTCAATATTAAAATACTTCGGCAATTCACCAATACATGATAACTTATATACTAAGAACTTTAACTTATGATCAGGTTCTATTTTAGATACATTCCATTTAGTAAAGTGAGGACCATTAAATCCTTGTGCTGAATACACTTCTACAATTTCATCATGTTCATATTTAATATCATAACTAATATGATCACCAGTATAATAAGGCATCCACATCATACCTGGTGCATAATCCATCATGTCACTTGAATCTACTTTTTTGGCTCCTATACCCAAACCATATAGATTAATCACTGGTTTTACCCAGACTGGATATTGTGGTGGATCAATACCTAAAGGACCACATGAATTATTCAAAGCTTCTTGCACATACAATTTATTTAACATCCATCTACTGCGTGGAAATAAATCCCACGCAGTGATGTCATCAGTAATTATGCTTCGCATACCGCACATCTTGAATCCTTTATTATTATAAATATAATTGTAGTTCACGATGCGGGAACATCCAACTACTCTAGTCAACCAAGGAGGTTTTAATGACCAGCAATACTATTTATTATGTTTATGCTTACATAAGATTAAACGGAACACCTTACTATGTAGGTAAGGGTAAGGGCAAAAGAGCATATTCAAAACAACATTCAGTCTGGGTACCAAATAAAGATTCCGGTCAGATAGTCATAGTTGAAAAAAATCTAACCGAAATAGGTGCTTTAGCAATAGAAAGAAGACTAATTCGTTGGTGGGGTAAAAAACATGAAGGTGGTTTACTTTATAATAAAACAGACGGCGGAGAAGGTGTAACAGGTTATAATATAGGACATCCATGCTCTGAAGAAACTAAGAAAAAATTATCAAAAATAAAAATGGGTAAAAGCTATCCAAAATTAACAGAAGCCAATCGTAAAACTGGTGAAAAAAGGCGTGGAACAAAAGCTTCTGATGAAACTAAATTAAAATTATCATTGGCCATGAAAGGTAGAATTATGACAGAAGAACATAAAATTAATCTAAGTAAATCTGGAGTTGGTCGGCCAGTCAGTAAGGAAACTCGTGAAAAAATGAAATTAAAAAACTCTATTAAATCTGAATGTCCTCATTGTAATCTTATTGGTGGTGGTAGCGCAATGAAACGCTACCACTTTGATAATTGTAAATTTAAAACCTAGCTTTCACAAACGCTACATTCCATGATATTTCTTACCAATTCTTGAGCAGGATTGGCAGAACGTTGATAATAGAATGTTTTTACGCCAAGTTTCCAACCTTCAATAATCAATGCATTAATATCTTTTGCCGATACATCTGGATGAATGAGAAGATTGAGTGACTGTGCTTGATCAACATACTTTTGTCTTGCAGCAGCTTGTTGAACAATAGTTAATGGTGTGATTTCAGAGAATGTTTTAAATACATCTTTTTCATCTTGTGACAGGAAGTCAAGATGCTGAACAGATCCACCACGTTTCAGAACTGATTCCCAAATATCTTTGTAAGACATAGTTGTATCACCATGGCTTATATGATCTTGAATTACTGCATCCAGATAAGGATTTTTGTATGTAAACTTACCTTTTGCAAGATCTTTTGTAAAGTAATTTGAGGCCAATGGTTCAATACTTGGGCTTACTTGACCAAGAATAAAACTAGATGATGTGGTAGGAGCAATTGCACAACGAGTAAGATTTCGTTGACCATATCCTAACATTCCAGATGGTTCACCATATTCAAGTGCAAGTTCTTTTGTTGCAATCATTGAACGATCATCAATGAATTTGGAAATTTTGATATTTTCCATGTGAGCAGCAAATGATTCAAATGCAATCATCTTTGATTGTAGATATGTATGCCATCCAAGAATACCCAACCCTAATGCTCTCCAACGAACAGCAAAGTTATGTGATGATTCCATAAACTGGACATCTTTTGTCTTTTCAATATATTCTTCCATAACAGCATCAAGGAAGTAAATCATTGTTTCAACAGCATCTGTATTCTGCCATTCATCATATGTCAAGGCATTCATTGAAGCCAAATTACAAACAAATGACTCATCATTTGATGATGGCAATGCAATTTCTGAACACAAGTTTGAAGCCCAAATTGTCCTATTTTTATCTTTAAGAACCTGAGGCTTGTTATTATTAACAGTATCAGAGAAGAACAAATATGGGTAACCTGATTCACGGCGCTTACGTAGCAATCTTGCCCATACAGTTCGCTTATGTGTATCACCATCAATCATTTCTTGCATAAATTTATCTGAAATACAGACACCCAAGGACAGATTCTTGATTGAAGAACCTTCCTCACGTGCATCAAGAAACTCCATAATGTCAGATGATTCAATATCTAGATATACAGCCATTGATCCACGACGAACATTACCTTGACTGATAATATCAACTGTTGTTTCAAACATGTTTGCATAATGAACTGGTCCATCCGCCTTTCCGCCAGTTTTAATTGCAGAACCTCGAGGACGAATTGCACCAAGATAACCACTGGTACCTGCACCCATCTTTGTTTGCATTCCGACTTCGCCAACTTTAGTTAAAATGCTTTCAATGGAATCGTCAATAAAAACACCATTACATGAAATTGGAAGACCTTTTTTAGTACCAAAGTTACTCCAGACAGGTGATGAAAGTGAATAATAACCACGACTCATATAGTGGTAAAACTTATCGGCAAACCCTTCAATATCAAGTATTTGCTCAGCCGTTTTTGCGATCTCTCGTACACGTTCCTCAACTGTCATATTACCATCAATATAACCTCGAGATAAAAATGTACGAGAGTCCTCGTTAGCCCACCACCAATTTTTTGTTGTATCAATCATCTTTTCTTCTCCTTAAAACAAATCATCAATATCAATGCCTTTACCTTTGGCATATTCAACTGGACGTTTTTGGAAGAAGTCAGTCATATTTGCACCAAGTAGTTCTTCATCGAACCAATATGTTTGTTCAATATGTTGTGGATTATAGTAAATTTTACTTGAGTCAAAACCGATTTGATCAAGAGAGTCTTTCATGCGCTTTGCAATAAAAGATTTTAGAATATCTGAATTCAGACCTGGAATATTATAGTCGGTCATGATCCAATCAATAACTTTTGATTCTGCCTTCAAAGAATCAATACATTCATGTGCAATGCGTTCTTCAAGTTCGTCATCAAATAGATCTGGATATTCTTCACGAAGTGTATTAATAAGTTTAACACCTACTTGTGCGTGAAGCATTTCTTCGTTACGAGTATATTGTACTTGTTGAGCACAATCTTTTAATACTGCACGGTTACGATTGAAGTGCATGATAATATAGAACTGACTAAAAAGAGAAACATTCTCTACAAACAGTGTAAACAAAATAATAGAATAGATATATTGTTTCTTGTCATTCGAATATGCTTTTTTCAAGTACTTACGTAGATAATTGACGCGGCCTTTAATGACTTCTTCATTTAGGTTTTCTTCAAAAACATGTGTTAGATGAAGAACGTCAAGTAGTTTTTCATAAGCAAGATTATGAATGACTTCTGAATTAGCCATAGCATAACCTAGATCACGAATAGATGGGTGTGGCATCTTATCGCCAATATTTGCCCAGAATGTTTTTACGGCAACTTCAATTTGACCAATAGCACTTAGTGCACGGACAATTACTTGTTGCTCTTCTGGAGTCAGATCAGTCTTAAATTGTGAGTAATCAGATCTAAAATTAAATTCATCGGGTGTCCAAAACCCTTGCCAAATTGCATCTACGAACTGTTTAGTCCATGGATATAGATCCGGCTTTCGTGAAATTTGTTCTTCGAAAAGCATATTTGTCCTCGTTATTGTTATGTGATTTGATTGGAAAGAGGGAAGATTTCAGCAATTGCTTTGCCAATCTCTACTGCAAGATCCATGTGTTCTTTTTGTGTTCCATTGGCGGAACGTAGTTGAATATAATGAATCCATGAACGAATTGTACCTTGCATATATAGGCGAGACACAGTATTACCTTCTGGTAGAACAACACGAGCTACTTCTTTAGCAATACCATTCTTGAGAGCCCAATCATATGCTTTTTTGGCATGATCAATCACATTTTGTTGTGCAGCTGCCCATTGGTGCTGCAATTCTTCATCATCAGTCATAATTGAATCCTGACGATTCTTCGGATGTTGTAAACGTGCTTCACGGATAACAAATGCCTCACCCAATGCATCAACTTCTTTATATCGTTGACTAAACTCTTGAAATGAGAATGAACGATGACGAAGCATTTGACGAGCAATATCACGAGTAGTTTCAATCTCAACAGTGGCTGAAACCATTTCAAATGGAGACCAATGTTGATTATCAATAAGATACTTTAGTAGTTTTTCTGATGTTTCAAAGTTCGTCTGAAACTGTGGGTTCGATACTTTAGCACAATATGCAATAATATCTTGAATATTATCTAAACCAATAACACGATCTTTAATAGGTTGCGAACAAGCAAATAGATTTACCTTCATTAACATTTTCTCCAATAACTAAGTTGTAGTTTACCACTTAAACCACTATATATATTTTTTTCAATGATACTTTTAGCATCCAAATTAGATAATATCATATCATTGATGTCCTTGTCAACCAAATTATTGGGCCATATACATAATTTATAACCTTTGTCTAACAATTTTTCCATACGATCACAAATTTGTTTATTCCTTGGTTCATTATCAAATACATATACCGCATTCTCTGTGTTCTCAAGAGCCAAATCATTACCACCAGCATCACCAGTTGCAATTGCATTATCAATAAAGAGACTATCAAGAGGACCTTCAACAATATAGTAAGGTTGAGTGAAGTCAACTGTATTTAGACCAAAAATCTTTGGTTTACTTTCGTCAAGCATAATGGTAAGATAACGTAGACCATCCTTCTTAAAAGAACGACCAGTAAATCCAATCAATACACCATCTTTATCAATAAATGGAATTACAAGTCTTGGTTCATCCATTTTATCATTCAGTTTATTTGGAAGAATAGTATTTACCCAAGCATTGTATTTAGGGGTATAATACAACTTATAGTGACTAGACGTTGGTATCTTACGATTTTCTACATATCTTTTGGCAGGATGATCTGGTTGTAGCTGACTAATTTTTTTAATCTTAAGTAATGGTGAATTAGCCTTTTTGAACTGTGGCACTTTATGAACAATTGTATCAATAGGAGACTGAATCTCTTCTTTAATAACTTGTCCTAAGTCCATTTTAAAATCAATAATATAGTTGTTATATAGATTTATGTCGATGGATCGTAATAGATTTTTCAATCCAAGACTTGTACTACAGTTAAAACAATGGAATATGGCTTTATTATCCTTTTCAAGGATCCATCCCCGTGTCTTTGTTTTAGATACTTGACTATCACCACAAATAGGACATCTAAAGTTCACCTTATATGGATTGGTAGACTTGACAGTAAACCTATCAAGCCTTACCGATAACATATTAACATACTTATAATCAATGTAATGCAATAAAGACTCCAATAATATATTGAACCATTAATTCATTATACCATCACCTAGATAAAAGTCAACCAAAAAGAGTGGTTAACTGTAGAATTGTATTAACATGGTTATGACACCACCAGTTACTGCTGTTACTAAGATCCAAAATAGTGATGATATGTTACGAGATACTTGTGCATTGAGAAGCACTTGTCTTTCAATATCGTCAAGTTTGGTAGAAAATCTATTCATACGTTCATATTGGGCGCCATATTTTTGTTCCATTGCGACCAATTTTTCATCGGTCCTAGCAATAAGTACCATGGCTTCTGATAGTTTATCAATTTTTTCTTCAATACGATCTAATCGTTTTTCGTCTGATGCTTCTGACATTTTAGAACACTCCAAATATTTTAATGTGTTGTTGACCCCTAATTTTTGTTAGCCTCAACACCGGCTGATTCTATTGTAGCATTAGCTTGATCTAATGCTTTATTAGAATCTTTATAATATCCTTCATATGCAACTATAATTGCTTGTAGTTGTTGCACATATGTTCTTAAATCATTAATATTCAGAGATAGATTCTGATACCCTTTATCAGTTAATGCAAAAACAGCAACCTTACCACCTGTCGTTGGTAAAGTTTTAAGTACTTGTTCAGCATTTTCTGGAGTAATTATAATCCATTTTACGTCACGCAAATTTAACTGGTCGGCAGTTGGCAAAACCAATTCTGGCTTGTCAATTGGGCTTGCTGAAATTTGAATTGGTTGTGTAGTGGCACATGCACTAAGGAATAATATTAGCCCACAACCAAGGACATTCACTATTAAACGATTTTGCATCTTTTGCATCCTTTTCTTTATCAGTAAGCGGACTACCACTTAGTAACTCAAAACATCTTAATGCTTTGTCTGAAGCGTTATTCACTATTCCTTCAACCAAAGCAGGTTTATTTGCTGCCAATACACTAAGTTCATGCTTTGACAGTCTATCAATTAATTGTCTATTTTCAATTCTTGTTTCTGAAAATTCTTTATTCACGGATGTCAAAGTATTATTGATTGCTTTAATATTTGACATTAAACTTTTAATCGTCTGTTCGTTTGTTTGTACTGCAATTTCAAGTTTGGCATTATTCTGTAATAGTATTGCAATTCTTTCTTGAGAGTTATTATAATACCAATAGAAAGAAGCAGACATTGCCAATAATAATATTGCCATAATTCCTGCAAATTTCATACCCATCTTATATCGTATCCTTAAATGACATTATATTCTTTTTCTTATAGCGGGTCATGGCTGATTTAGATATACCTGGTTCACCTTTTGGGCCAACACCAATACCATCAATTTTTCCTAGACCCACCGAGTTTACAATAGCAGCATCTTCAAAAATTAGATCAAACTTTTTATTGACATCTACATTTTCTTTGATATAATTCATATATGACATCAACTGTTGTTCCATAAGTGCTTCATCGGCATACTCATTATTTTCTTTGATAAGCCATAATGCTGCAGCATATGATGCTAATTTACTTGAACCGCCAGGAATTTTAGCCAATAATTTCTTAAGTTTTAGAATCATTAGATCAAATTTGCCAAATGAATCATTTTGTTCACGAGTTCTATCTTTTTTCTTGATTAGGATCTCACCCTTATCATTGATTACACCTGTCTTAAACGAAGGCCATGCATCAAATGACATGGTCAATCTTTTAAGAAATTGGTATACGAGATAAAGATCTACAATCATATTTTTCTCAGCTCTTCTATTATACGTTGATCCATTGGTATATTACTATTTAAAACTATTTCATTTTCATATTCTATATAATCAGGCATATAGTTTAAAAAAATAATAAATGGTTTTAAATATTTATGGTATTCTTTTAGTTTAAAAAATAACATATTAGTAGCAGAATCACCAAAACAATTATACAGAACAATCACATGATTTAAAATAAGTCTTAGTCTAATATCGTTATCTTCTTCGTAACGTTTGAAAAGTCTTTTTAAATATTGGAAGCGTTTTAGATCATCATAAAATTCTTCAAGACCTGAAGATCTTTTTAGATCATAATGTTTAGCTGCATACAATAAAAAGTTTTTCTCATCAAGAATCATTACGTGTACCATATATTAAATGTAAAAAGAGAGGGGAACTGACTCCCCTCTCAATAGATTTATTAAGCATCTGGGAATGCTGTATCTTCAGCATCACCTGAAATTGAACCCATTGCAACAAGTGTTTCATATTGAATACGGCCTGAACGACCACCAGTACCAGTTGTTTGTTGAACCCAACCAGCATGTGTAATCTGTTTTGTTACAGCAGCTTCTGTTGTATCAACACCAAAGATCTTTACCTTATCGCCATTAGCAATATAAAGCGGTGATTCATTGGCGGTAACTGTAAGACCAGTTGCAGTTGTTCCAGCATAAACACTTGAAAGTGTCAATGATGTGGTATTTGCAATTGCTGTAATTCCATAAGGAACTGTTGCGATTACAAGTGAGTTACCAACTTTAAGTTCAGTTGTAAATGCAGTACCTGTACCAGTTACTGTAGCAGAAGAGTTTGCAACAGCAACTGTGCCTGTTACAGACTTAGTGTCTTTATTTCCCCATAGTGCCATTCTCGGTTACTCCTTTATTGGGTTATATTTATTC